GACGTTGGGTTCAAGTTGCGATGCCAAGTGACTGCAACCAACCAAAACGGCAGCACAGCGGCGTTTAGCAACGAAACAGGCACCATTTCCGATGATTGGATGGTGGTAGAAGATGGTTCAGGCAAAACTAACGCCATAAGCTTTGTATCTGTGCAATACGCGCAGTTATACCACGCTCAACGCAACAATGCGGGATGGGTTCAACTAACGGTTGGCGCACAAAAAGCCGCGCTGATAAAGGCCACCGACTACATGGAGCAGGTGTATCGCCTGATTTGGTTGGGATACCGAAAACTTGAAGCGCAGGCGCTTTCATGGCCGCGCGATGAGGTGCGGCGTGCTGATTTCACTTATTTGAATCAATACAGCTTTTACCCAGACAACCAAATGCCTGTTGAGGTGCAAAACGCGTGTTGTGAGCTTGCCTTGCGTGCTGCTACAAGCACCCTTGCGCCTGATGTTGACCGCGTGACACAGCGCGAGAAGGTGGGGCCGCTTGAGGTTGAGTATCAACAGGGATCCGCGCCATACACGCGCTTTCGTGCTGTGGATAACATTCTTGCGCCGTTTTTGGATAGCGGCTCAAGCGGCACATTCCGCAATGTGATGGTGGGCTGATGGCTTTTAACTATGCCAATCTGAAAAAGACCGCTCGCAAGTTACTGGCTAACTTCGGGCAGTCTATGACGCTCACGCGCACAAGCGAACCTGTTTACAACAACGACACGGGCGAAGTCGAAAGCACTACAGTCACATTTAGCGACATGGGCGTGATATTCCCGTTCCGCGATGGCGTAACAAACGTGTCAGGGTCATTGATTCAGGCAGGCGATCAGGAGGTATTTTGGCAAGGCACTACAGCGCCAATACCAACGGACAAATTGACGGTGGCAGGCGTGGATTACAATGTTATTGCGGTGATGCCAATTGAACCGGGCGGCACAAACGTGCTGTATCAGTTGCAGGTGCGGAGATGATAGCAACTAACGCGAGTCAGTTTCAGCTTGATTTAAGCAAGATTATTGAAAAAGCCAAGGGCAATGGTTCTGCGGTTGCTCGCAAGATTGCGCTTGATCTGAACACCAAAGTGATTGAAAAGACTCCCCGCGATGAAGGCATAGCAAAGAATCGGTGGGCGGTGGCATTAAACACGGTAGACAATTCTGAGTACGGCGCAGATATTAACGGCGCTGGAGCTGTTGCCCGTGGTGTTGGTAGGCTAAAGGATTTTAAGGTAGGCGACACAATTTGGATTACAAACAATTTGCCGTACATTCGCAAACTGGAGTTTGGCTTGTATGGCAACCCCGAAGGCAGCGCGAACGGGCCCAAGACCATTAACGGCTACTCTACACAAGCACCAAGCGGATTTGTTAGAATTACGTTTCAAGAGATAATCAGCCAGTTTCCACGCATTGCAGCGAGTGTAATCAAATGAGCGTACAGAATATTCTCAGCGCGTTTCTTAACCGCCTTGATGCAATGACACCACCGCTGGCTACAAAAAAACCTAATGTGCCGTATACGCCTGTTACGGGCACGCCGTACCAACGCGCTAGGCTGATCCCCAACACGCCGGAAAACCCAACGCTGGGCGATCAGTACCACAGGGAAATAGGTTTGTTTGAGGTGGCGCTGTTTTACCCAATCAACACAGGAACGGGTGCAGCCAATACAAGGGCGCAAGCAATCAAAACGCAATTTGCGCGAGGGACAACAATGGTGCAAAATGGGCAAGTAATCAAGGTGTTGCGCACCCCAACCGTTGCGCCAGAGATTGAGGACGGGGATAGGTACATCATCCCCGTGACGATTGAATATTATTCAGAAGTTTTCACCGCCTGATGAAGGCATTTTTTTAAAGAGGACTTGTCATGTCAGAAGGCATTCAAAAAGTAGTAGTGCTGAATAAAGAGTCAGCATGGGGCACCAAGGCAGCAGACGACGCAAACGCACGCGAGTATCGCCGCGTTACCGCATCGTTCCAAGGTGAGAAGGATGCGTTTGCATCGACCGAGATTCGCACCGATCAGCAGATGGTCGATTCGCGTCACGGTACACGCCGATCTACAGGCGCATTGGCTGGCGAACTGTCCGGCGGTGCATACGATGAGCTGATCGCTGCGGCACTTCGCCGTGACTTTAGCGCAGGTGCTACCACTGGCGCCGTGATTGTCATTGCATCGGCTGTGGGCACGTTTACGCGATCTACTGGCTCGTTTGTGACCGATGGTTTTAATGTCGGCTCTGTAATCAGCGTTTCCGGCTTCACAAGCGCGGGTAATAACGGCCTGTTCTACATCCGTTCAATGACAGCCACCGTGTTGACCGTTGCAGCGTTGCAAGGTCAAACACAGACCGTTGAAGCAGAAGGCGACAGCGTGACTATTTTGGAAAAGGGTCAAAAAACCTTTGTGCCAAGCACAGGCCACACTGACGATAGTTTCACGGCGGAAGAATACTACCCAGATAACACTATTTCGCGCACATTCTTGGGCGAACAGGTGAACACAATGGCGGTTAGCTTGTCGCCTAACGCGATGGCAACGATCAACTTCGATTTTTTGGGCAAGGATGCTGAAGCGCCTACAGGTACACAGTATTTTAACAGCGCGTCGGCTCCGGGCACAGAGGGCACTTATGCGGGACAAGATGGATTTTGCTTTATCCAGGGGGTAGCCAATGCGAAGCTGACCAGTTTCAATTTTACGTTGAATGCCAACATTCAGCAGGAAGCGGTACTCTTTTCCAGCAGCATCGGCGCAAAAGCACGCGGCAAAGTCATGATGACTTACGATGCAACAGTTATTTTTGACGCTGATGATTTCCTTGGCTACTTCAACAACGAAACCGAGATCAGCGTTGGTTATGTGCTGATGAGCGCGGACAATTCCGAAGCGTTCAGCATCTATTTTCCACGCGCAAAGGTGAATAGCGCAACAACTGACGACGGCGAAAAGGTTATTATCTTGTCATTCGGCGGTGAAGTGTTGAAGTATGTGGGTTCGGCTGTTGGCGTGAATAACACAACCGTACAAATCCAGGACACTACGCTGGCTTAATGGTTTTGGTGTGGCTAGGCGAAAGCTGAAAGCATGTTGCCCTGCATGTTGCTACGCCAATCTCAACAGGGCAAAAAAGGGCAAATTATGAGCAAGAATGAATTAATTGATCTTTCAGTATTCAACACGGTGGCAGCGTCGACAGAGGGCGAGTGGCTGGAATTCAAATTCGGCGGCAAACCTACTGGGGTGCGTTTCAAAGTTTTGGGCAAACACTCTGAGCGTGTGCGCACTTACGAAACAGCCAAAACAAAGGCAATGGCTCGCAAGTCAAACATGGCTGAAAAGCGCAAAGCTACGCTGGATCTGCTCATGGAGTTGATTGAAACGCAAGACGACCGCAGCGTAGACGATGCGCTGGCACGTGTGTGCGACTGGGAAGGTGTGAAAGGGCAATACAATGATGCAGCGATGCGCGAATTTTTGACTCGTAACCCACAGTTTATTGATGAAGTTATGGAATTTTCTGACGATGCGTCTGTTTTCACGAAAGCCTTGTAGAGCAGTTGCTGGATTACTGCAAGGCTGAATTTGAGTTAAGCAAACTCTCTGCTGACAAAGAGCACAGTAAGCGGGAGCACTACATAGCAGCAGGCATTCCCCGTGAACAATGGGGTTTGCCTGACCCGCCAGAAGGGCTGTTGTACATTTGGGAATACTTCCTAAAGTTGTCGAACAGAAGGCAATCGGGGATGGGCGTGAACCCGATAAGCTACACGGAGCTGGATAGTTTTTTGAGGCGTTCCAATGTAGAATTGGATTCATGGGAAGTTGATTTAATTTTTGCCCTTGATGATATGGCAAGGAGAGCGGCGCAGTGAGTGTGGATATTCTCAACTTAGGCTACAAGGTAGACACTGCGCCGATTAAGCGTGCCGAGCAGGAGTTGGACAAGTTCGGTAGTGCGAATACTCGTGCGGCTGGCGAAGTCAACGAACTAGGCAAACGATCAGACTCAACAAGCAAACAGCTTGCCGGGTTCAAAACGCAAATAGCGGGACTTGTTGCTGTTTATGCATCATTTGCATCGGCACGCGCACTAATCGACATAGCCGACCAATACACCAAATTCACCGCACAGCTAAAACTAGCCACCGATTCTCAACAACAATTCACGCAAGCATACAGCAACGTCGTAGATATTGCGCGATCAACCCAGTCAGAAATTGGCGGCTTGGGTACGCTTTACGCTCGAATCGCAAATGCAACCCGTGAATTCGGAATTGCCCAGTCGGACGTTGCCAAAATAACGGAAACGGTTGGCCTTTCTTTGCGCGTGAGTGGGGCTACTGCTGTCGAATCCGCATCGGCCATGTTGCAATTGTCTCAAGCGTTTGGTTCTGGCGTGTTGCGTGGCGAAGAATTCAACGCAGTAAATGAAGCGGCACCAGGATTGATGCGCTTGCTTGCTGAATCAATTGGTGCGCCTGTTGGCGCATTGCGTGAAATGGCAAGCAACGGCGAATTGACTGCGGACGTGTTGGCGCGTGCGTTTAAGGATGACGAACTGCTGGCTAAACTGCGGGAGCAGGTTAAAGAGGTTCAGACTGTATCAAGCGCAATCACATCTCTTGGCAATGAATTGAAGGTGGCCATTGGTCAGATTGATAAAGCTACTGGTGCAACTGAGAATTTTGCTAATGCGATTCTTGGCGTTGCAAGATCAATATCGAAACTTGAAGATGTATACCCTCAAATCAAGCCTTATCTTCAAGGTGGAGCAGTAGCGGCTGGGCTTTATTTGCTGCCCGGATTAATCACTAATGTATCCCTTGCGATTTCAAGCAGATTGATTCCGTCTTTAATTTTGTTGGCTCCTTATGTGGCTGTCTTTAGTGCTTTGACATTGGCTGCTGGTTCGGCTATCAAAGTGCTTAATGCTCAGTCAGCAGCATTACAAAATGCAGAATCCACAGCTAAACGAGTGGCCAATTTGCAAGAGCAAATTGCAAAAGCACAGGCATTGATTGAATCTGGGCAGGGTTCGTCTGTGACTGTTGAGCGTCTTAAAACCATGAAGGCTCAATTGGTCGAAGCGCAAGATGCATTGGAAAAATTCAAGGTGGCGGCACAAGCGGCGCAGTCTCAAGATGAAGAGCAGGTTAAGACGCAAAATACTGTCATTCAAAGTATCAAAGACAAGGTAAAGGAACAAAGAAAAGCAGAAAAACAATTAAAGGAACTGCAAAAGGCACGAGAAAAAGCATTAGATCAGCAACTTAATGTTTTAAATGCAGAAGCAAACGTAACAGACCAGATTAAAGAACAAACAATTCAAATTATTGAACAAACCCGCGCAGTTGGGATGAGCGAAAGCCAGTTACGTCAATTGGAATTAGCAAAAATTGACGATCAAATTGCGACGACTGAACAACGAATCTCAATGATTAGTTTTGGTGACGCAAACGACGATTTAATAAAACAATACAAAGAACAAATAGCGGCGCTCAATAATTTAAAAAGCGCAAAGACTGGTTTGTACAACAAGCAGGCGGCACAAAGGATTGTTGATGCAAACAAAGACGTTGCAAAACAAATCGAAAACGATTTGGTAAACGCTTTCGAAAACGCTTTTTTGCGCGGCGGTGATTTTGCATCAAGTTTAAAGCGCGCGATTGAAGCGCAATTCGCTAAGCTAGTTTTAAGGCCAGTCATTCAAAGCGCCGTAAGTTCGGCTGGTTCTTCGATATCTTCTGTTGTTAGTGGTTCTGGTCTAAGTGGAGGCGGGCTACCTTCAAATCAAGATGGAGCATTGAGTTCCTTAGTTACTGGTGGTTTACAAGGGATAGGTTTGAATTCTTTCCTGAATAATGCAGGGACTATATTTAGTGGAACTTATGATGTAGTGAAAATGCTTGGCGGCACAGTAAATACCGCTGCAACTGTCGCAGGTAGTGCTGCTAGTATGGCTAACACAATTGCACCGTATGCAGGAAGTATAGTTCAACTTCTACAAGGAGACGTAAAGGGTGCTGCTGGTTCTGCTATTGGTACTGCTATTGGTTCTTTAGCGGGCCCATTAGGTGCTGCTTTGGGTGGTTATATCGGTGGTAAATTATTTAGTGGTTCTAGCAAAGTATCTGCTCGTATACTAGACCAGAATTTCTTAGCTAGTAACGAACAAGGTTTACAGTCTAGCTATTCAGATATTTTATCTTCGTTAGGTGGAACTGGTTCTGCTAGTTTTTTCTTTGGTGGTAATACTGGTAGGCAAGGTCAAAACCCTAACTTTCACTTAGGTGTGGATTTAGCTTCTGGTAGAAGATTCACTACTTTAGAAAGCAGAGCCGGGGCAACTGGCGAAAACGGAACGTTTTTAGGATCTGAGATTGCGCTCAACCAAGAGAATATTTCTTTATTTGCTACTCGGGCTGTTGTGACTGCTTTACAAGAGTCAAACTTTTCTCGGAACATCAATGAACTTTTTGATTCAATTGATGAGCGTACAGCGAGCATGGAGGAGTTGACGCAGCTTTTTTCTGATGCTGAATCGCTGAAAAACTTTAACGATGCAATGCGCGAAATGAATGGCCCGCTGCGTAACTTAGCCGATTCATCTTTGGAAGCAACTCTATCATTCTTGCGGGCTGTTAATGGTCTTGAAGGTTTCCAGCAAAGGATGTCGTTTTTCTACAAAGAATTCACGAGCGATGCCGAGCAATTTTCTGACATGTCTTCGATGTTGTCTAGCGAGCTTCGCGCTGTTGGTGGCGGTTTGTTCTCGACTCGTGAGCAGTTTTCGGCTTTCTTCAAGACGCTAGGCCCGGATCAGTTTGCGCGCATCTCTGCTCTGTTGCCTCAA